GTTCCAATTCTCTTATTCAAGAAGGAGAACCAGAAAAACTTGGAACTCTTGAGAGTATCGCAAATCCAATTACAGGAACAACGATGCCAGTCGCAAATACATTTTATCCAATTGTAAGTATTCGTTTGAAATCTGATGAATTATCTGCGGTGATGCTTTTGAGATCATTACAAGCAGCAACGAATGATAATACAAATGTATATTGGAAACTTCTTGAGAATGCAACAAATACGGGTGGAACTTGGGTAGATCATCCAGATCCAAACTCTTTTATGCAATATAATATTACCGAAACTGCAACGACTGGTGGAACTACTTTGTTGGAGGGATTTGTTGTTGGTGGTGGCGCAGCATTAATTAATATTGATGATAAAGCAGCACTCCAATTAGGTAGAAGTGGTATTGGAACAATCAGTGATACTTATACTCTTGCTTGTGCAAGTCCTAACACTAACAAAGCAGCACTTGCGGTTCTGAACTGGATTGAACAGAGGTAACTTAGTATGAGTGATGTATATCTTGGTAATCCATTATTAAAGAAGGCAAATACTCCAATTGAGTTTACCCAAGAACAAATTGAGGAGTTTATTAAGTGTCAAAGTGATCCAGTCTACTTTGCAAATAATTATGTAAAGATTGTTACTCTTGATAATGGTTTACAGACATTTAAACCATATCATTTTCAGGAAAAGTTAATCAATAACTTCCATCAACATAGATTTAATATTTGTAAGATGCCTCGTCAGACAGGTAAATCTACAACTGTTGTATCCTTTCTTCTTCATTATGCAGTATTTAATGATAACGTAAATATTGGTATACTTGCAAACAAAGCAGCAACTGCTAGAGAACTATTAGACAGATTGCAAACAGCATATGAAAACTTACCAAAGTGGATGCAACAAGGTATCATCTCTTGGAACAAGGGTTCTCTTGAACTTGAGAACGGAAGTAAAATCTTGGCTGCTTCTACTTCTGCTTCTGCGGTTCGTGGTATGTCATTCAATATTCTATTTTTGGATGAATTTGCTTTCGTTCCAAATCATATTGCAGATTCATTCTTTGCATCAGTATATCCAACGATTACTTCAGGTAAAAACACTAAAGTAATTATTGTATCTACCCCACATGGTATGAATCATTTCTACCGCATGTGGCACGATGCAGAGAAAGGCAAGAACGAATATGTATACACCGATGTCCACTGGTCTGAAGTTCCTGGAAGAGATGAAGAGTGGAAGAAGCAGACGATCGCAAATACTTCAGAACAACAATTTAAAGTTGAGTTTGAATGTGAGTTCTTAGGATCTGTTGATACTCTGATAGCACCGTCAAAACTCAGAAACCTCGTTTATGACCACCCCAAGACACGTAGTGCTGGATTGGATGTATATGAAAATCCAATAGAAGATCATGACTATTTGATAACTGTAGACGTTGCTAGAGGAGTTGGAAATGATTACTCTGCATTTACAGTAGTAGATATTACTCAGTTTCCTCACAAAGTAGTTGCAAAATATAGGAATAATGAAATAAAACCCATGCTTTTTCCAAGTATTATTGATGAAGTTGGAAAAAGTTATAATGAAGCGTATGTTTTATGTGAAGTAAATGATGTTGGAGATCAGGTAGCAAGTATTCTTCAATATGATCTTGAGTATAAAAATCTACTTATGTGTTCTATGAGAGGTAGAGCAGGCCAAATTGTTGGTCAAGGATTTTCTGGAAAGAAAACTCAACTTGGCGTGAAGATGTCCAAAACTGTTAAAAAAGTTGGATGTCTAAATCTCAAAACTATGATTGAGGAAGATAAACTGTACTTGAATGATTATGAGATCATTTCCGAACTAACAACATTCATTCAAAAGCATAATTCATTTGAAGCAGAAGAGGGATGTAATGATGATTTGGCTATGTGTTTAGTGATTTATGCATGGTTAGTTGCACAAGATTACTTTAAAGAACTTACTGATCAAGATGTAAGAAAGAGATTATATGAAGAACAGAAGAATCAAATAGAGCAAGATATGGCACCATTTGGATTCATATCAGACGGTTTGGGAGAAAGTAGTTTTGTTGATGCTGATGGTGATAGGTGGTTTACAGATGAATATGGCGATATTTCTTATATGTGGGAATACCAATAATGGAGTTGGACAATCAGATTAATCTAGGTCATTTGCTCTTTGCTGATAGGAAATGTAGAGTTTGTGGTGAGATGAAGAACTTGGTAGATGGTTTTTACAGGACAAGAAAAAATAGGGGTGCAGTATCTTCATCATATTCCTATGAATGTAAAGAGTGTACTATAAAAAGAATTATTGAAAAAAGAAAATCAATATCTGCAAATAATGTTTGGGAATATCCAGATTGGTAGTTCACGTCACATTTCCCCCGTGAAATAGTTGTAAATAATAAATATTTTCAGATAAACTGAGAATTTTACGGAGAAAAACATGGCGACTCCTCAATTATCTCCAGGCGTACTAGTCAGAGAGGTTGACCTAACAGTAGGAAGAGCTGATAATGTTTTAGATAATATTGGTGCGATTGCTGGACCTTTTCCAATCGGACCTGTTGATCACCCTATTGACATCACAAACGAGCAAGACCTAATCAACGTATTTGGCAAGCCAATCTCGTCAGATGCTCAATATGAGTACTGGATGAGTGCATCATCATTCCTTTCATATGGCGGTGTTCTTAAGGTAGTTAGAACTGGTGGATCTACTCTTAATAATGCAAATGCTGGCGTTGGTATTGCATATACAACCACTTTAGATATTGACAACTATGATGATTATATCAATAATCATTCCGAAGCAACAGACTTTACCTTTGCAGCAAAAACTCCTGGTTCTTGGGCAAACAACCTAAAAGTTTGTTTGATTGACGACAAAGCAGACCAGATTATTGGTATTACTACTACAAACCTAGCGACTGCTGGTGCTTCTATTGGTGCTGGTGTTACCGCAGCACTAACGAACGTAACTTTACCAGGAACAGGGACAACTTCTGTTTTTAACGGACATCTGAAGGGTATTATTACTGGAGTAACTACAGATTCAACAAACTCTCTCAGCACAATCGATGTAAAGATTGTATCTAGAGTATCTTCAGCAGGAACAGAAACAAAAATTGATTATGCAGAGGGTTCTGCATTATTCTCATATACAACTTCATCAAGTCTGTATTTCGTAAATAGCGTTGGTGTTAATACTGGACTATCAGCTTCAGCAGCATATACTCCAGCATCTGTTCTTGATTGGTATGATCAACAGACTTTGGGATTAACCAACTCAACAGTCTTCTGGAAGTCTATTGCACCTAAACCAGTTTCCAATAAGTATTCTATTGATGCTCAAGGAAAGAATGATGCTCTTCATGTTGTCGTTGTAGATGATACTGGAAGCATTACTGGTATTAGAGGAAACATCCTTGAAAAGCACATCAGCGTTTCAAAGGCACTCGATGCCATTTCAAATGTAAACGCTCCTCAGAAAATCTGGTATGAGGGATATCTTGCAGACTTCTCCGCTAACGTTTATGCAGGAGGAAATCCATCAAGTGCTGCAGATGCATATCATGGAACTGCACCTGTTGCTACCGGATTTACAACATACTCTGGAGTTGCAGCAGCATCCTTCCAACCAATCTCTACTGCAGATGGTTTATGGGGATTGAACGCACAAGGAGTTACTTTTAGTGCTATTGGAAATGTAACTTACACTCTATCGGGCGGTGTTGATTATTCTGCTACTGGTGGAATGAAACCAACTTTGGGCAATCTAATCACTTCATATGGACTTTTCTCAAACAAAGATGAAGTTCAAGTTGATTACTTAATCATGGGTCCTGGTTTTGATTCCAAGTCAGACTCTCAAGCAAAAGCAAACTATCTAATCTCTATTGCAGAATCTAGAAAAGATTGTGTTGCTTGTATTGGACCACATAGAGCAGATCTTATCGGTATTACCAATACCACAACTCAGACTAATAATCTGATTGATTTCTTTAGTTCACTAAACTCATCATCATATGCAATATTTGATAGTGGATATAAGTACACATATGATCGTTTTAACAACAAGTTCCGCTATATTCCATGTAATGCAGACGTTGCAGGATTGATGACTAGAACTAATATTGTTGCATATCCTTGGTTCTCACCTGCAGGACAGCAGCGCGGTATCATTAATAATGCAATCAAACTTGCATACAATCCAAACAAAGCACAAAGAGACAAGCTTTATCCTTCAAGAATCAACTCCATTATCACTCAACCAGGTATTGGAACACTCTTATTTGGCGATAAAACTGCTCTGGGATATGCTTCTGCATTTGACAGAATCAACGTTCGTCGCTTGTTCCTCACAATTGAGCAAGCACTACAAAAGGCTGCTGAAGCACAACTCTTTGAACTGAACGATGAGCTCACAAGAGCAAACTTTAGGAATATCGTTGAACCATATCTCCGCGATGTTCAGGCTAAGAGAGGTCTTTATGGATTCTTCGTTGTTTGCGACACCACAAACAACACTCCTGATGTTATTGATAATAATGAGTTTAGAGCTGATATCTTCCTGAAACCAGCTAAGTCAATTAACTATGTAACACTTACCTTCGTTGCTACACGAACTGGTGTAAGCTTTGAAGAAGTAGTTGGTAGAGTTTAATTTTATAATCTAAATAACAAAAGGAGGACCTGAAAAATGGCAACAACCAGAGAAAACAAAACTATCTCTCAGTTCAAATCAGCACTTATCGGGGGCGGTGCTCGCCCCAATCTCTTCGAGGTTGAGTTAACCACTCTACCTGGAGGTATTGCCTGGGATGCTGATAACTTCAGATTTATGTGCAAGTCTGCTGCTCTGCCTGCACAAAACGTAGCATCTATCGATGTTCCTTTTAGAGGAAGAATCTTTAAGGTTGCTGGAGACAGAACTATTGATGTTTGGACTGTAACCGTTATTAATGATGAAGGATTTCTTCTGAGAAATGCCTTTGAAGAGTGGTCAAACTTGATTGCAGATCTTGGCACAAACTTGGGTGCTACAGATCCAAGTGCATATATGACTAATGCAAAGGTCTATCAGTTAGGAAGAGGATCTCAAGCAAGTAGTCAGGATAACAGCGGAACCGCAAATGCTGTTCTTAAAGAGTATGAGTTTATTGATATTTTCCCAACTAATGTTGCTCAGATTGATCTCTCATATGATTCCTCAGACACGATTGAAGAATTCACCGTTGAGTTCCAAGTCCAGTCATTCACATATAGTGGAGCAGGTAATCCAAACGGCTAATAAATAGTCTAAAGATTAGTTTACTAATAAATTATGGCAAAATTATTTGGGTTTTCTTTAGAAGACACAGAACCACTTTCACCATCTGCGGTTTCCCCCGTTCCTCCTAATAATGAGGACGGGGTTGACCATTATGCATCTAGTGGATTTTTTGGTTCATACGTAGACATAGAAGGCGTATATAGAACTGAGTTTGAACTCATTAAAAGATATCGTGAAATGGCACTACATCCAGAAGTGGATAGTGCTATTGAAGATATTGTAAACGAGGCAATTGTATCTGATACAAATGATACTCCAGTCTCGATAGAACTTTCAAACCTTAATGCTAGTGATGGCATTAAGAAAAAAATCCGCGAAGAGTTTAAATATATCTTAGATCTATTAGATTTTGATAAAAAGTCTCACGAAATTTATAGAAACTGGTACGTTGATGGTCGTTTATATTACCACAAAATTATTGACTTGAAAAACCCTAATGAAGGGATTCAAGAACTTCGTTATATTGATGCATCAAAAATGCGTTATGTAAGGCAGCAAAAGAGAAAACCAGCAGATAAAATCAATAGTATTCAGAGGATTACTAATGACAATCCTATGGATTATGATTTTCCAGAATTGGAAGAATACTTCATTTATAACCCCAAATCAATATACCCATCAGCAAATCCAGCACAAACTGGGGCAAGTCAGGGAATAAAAATCGCAAAAGATTCGATAACTTATTGCACTTCCGGTCTTGTAGATAGAAATAAAGGTCATACACTTTCATATCTCCATAAGGCAATCAAAGCACTCAATCAACTTCGTATGATTGAAGATTCACTTGTCATCTATAGATTGTCCCGTGCTCCAGAACGCAGAATTTTTTACATCGATGTAGGCAATCTTCCCAAGGTAAAAGCAGAACAATATCTTCGTGATGTTATGATGCGTTATCGCAATAAGTTGGTATATGATGCAAATACTGGGGAGATTCGTGATGATAAAAAATATATGGCGATGCTTGAGGATTTCTGGTTACCTCGTCGTGAAGGCGGAAGAGGAACAGAGATCACAACTCTTCCAGGGGGACAAAATCTTGGAGAAATTACAGATATTGAATATTTTAAAAAGAAACTTTATCGTTCTCTAAATGTTCCACCATCAAGAATGGATGGAGAGGGGGGATTTAATCTTGGTCGTTCATCAGAAATTCTAAGAGATGAACTTAAGTTCAGTAAGTTTGTTGGACGTTTGAGAAAAAGATTCTCAAATATGTTTAATGATATGCTTAGAACTCAATTGATTTTGAAAAATATCATCACCCCAGAAGATTGGGAGATTATGAGTGAGCATATTCAATATGATTTCCTATATGATAATCATTTTGCAGAACTCAAAGAAGCAGAACTTTTAAATGAAAGACTTACTATGGTTGCTTCCGCAGAACCTTATGTTGGAAAGTATTTCTCGCAAGACTATGTGAGAAGAAATGTTTTGAGACAAACCGATGAAGAAATATTAGAGCAAGACAAACTGATTGCAAAAGAAATCAAAGATGGTATTATCCCAGATCCAAATGCTCCTATTGAGCAAGAAGTTTCTACAGAAACTGTAGGTAACGAAATGGATTTAGGATCTCCAGTAACAGAACCAGATCTAAAAACTCAAGAAAAAGCAGTAGAAGCACCAGAAATTCCTAAGGGTGGTGAGATATAAATATATCAGTAAAACATTAATTGATTAAAATGGAAGAACTTTTAGATATGATTGTTACTGATGAATCTCCTTCACAAATCAGCGACAAAATAAAAGAACTGCTTTTCACTAAGTCTGCTGAAAAAATTGACGCTTTCAGACCTATGGTTGCATCTAACATCTTTGGAAACGAAGAAGAAACAGCAGAAGAAGAGTAATTATAAATAACTAGTAATTATTAGTTTTAAAAAATGCAGAGGACGAAAGTAGTTGAAACTGAGATTGCAACGCCAACTTCTGCCGGAGCAGCAAGTAGCATCAGTAATGCAAAATGTTTGAGATTACATAATAATACAAGTGGCGTTGCAACAGTTGGAGTTTCTACACTTGTCGGAGCAGCATCAACCGTATACTTTAGTATTCCAGCCAATACTGTTGAGTTTTTAGAAAAAGAAACAACTGATGTAATCTGGACAACTCCAGCGATCAAAGTATCAAAAGTAGGATTTACCAACTAAGCTCATGAAACTAATCAGAGAAGAAATAGAATCAGTAGAGTTTATCGTCGAAAACAAGGACGGTAAAAAATCTCTCTATATTGAAGGGATTTTTCTCCAAGGAAACATAAAGAATCGTAATGGTCGTATGTACCCCATGGAAACTCTTCGCCGTGAGGTTGCAAGATATAATGAAAATAATGTTCAAGCAGGAAGAGCTCTTGGAGAGCTTGGACATCCTGATGGACCAACTGTGAATCTAGATAGAGTTTCTCACAAGATTGTTTCTCTGAAAGAAAGTGGTTCAAACTTTATTGGTAAAGCAAAAATCCTTTCCACTCCTATGGGCAAGATTGCTCAATCACTTATCGGTGAGGGAGTTAAACTTGGCGTCTCCTCTCGCGGTATTGGATCACTCATTAACAAAGAAGGTGTTAATGTTGTTGGTGATGACTTTATGCTAGCTACTGCTGCTGATATTGTTGCGGACCCATCTGCACCAGATGCATTTGTTGAAGGTATCATGGAAGGAAAAGAATGGGTGTGGGATGGTGGCATCTTACGTGAAAAGTATGCCGAAAGAGCTCAGAAAAAAATCAACACCCTAGTTGATCAACGTATCTTGGAAGAATACAAACTTTCTATGTTTAATGACTTTTTAAATAACCTTTAATTTATTAAATATCTTAATTTATAAATAAATATAGATTTACTACAGGAAAATCGGAGAGTTCAAATGTCTCGTGGCAAACAATTACAAGAAATGGAAGTAGGCACTAAGCAATCCAAAACTGCTGTTAACTCAGGTGCAAAAGCAGCAGATACGATGCCAAGTCTATCAGGATCAACACCAGGACAAACAGGTTCTTGGGAAGATCTGGGTGGTCCTACTCCAGATAACTATAAGTCTGATGACGATTCAGCAAAGTTAAAAACTCCAGGTACAACTCTTAAGCAAGTTAAGGATATTGTTAATAAGGGTGCTGGTGCTTCTGATGCTATGAAAGGTATGAAAGAAGAAGAGGAACTCGAAGACGAAGAGATCATCTCTGAAGAAGAGATTGAAGATGAAGAAATCGTCAGCGAAGGTGCTGAAGATGAAGATGAAGAGGATGAAGAAGAAATCGAAGAAGAGTATGATCTCGAAGAAGACGTAAATGCACTTCTGGGTGGAGAAGATCTTTCCGAAGATTTCAAAGAAAGAGCAAAGATTATTTTTGAAGCTGCTATTACCTCAAAGGTTTCTCAAATCAAGGAATCCCTTGAAAAGCAGTATGAAGAAGCACTTCTAGAAGAAGTGGAAGAAATTAAAGAAGCACTATCCAATCGTGTTGATTCATACTTGGAGTATGTTTCAGACGAATGGTTCCAAGAGAACTCCCTCGCTATTGAGGGTGGTCTTAAGGAAGAACTCATGGGTTCTTTCCTTAATGGTATGAAGGACCTTTTTGAAGCACATTATGTATCAGTACCTGAAGATAAATATGATGTTCTTGAGAGCATGGTAGAAAAACTTGATGAAATGGAGACAAAACTCAACGAGCAGATTGAAAAAAATGTTCTACTTAACAAGCGTCTCGCAGAGTCGGTTGCTGAGGGAATCTTAGATCAAGTTTCTGAGGGTCTTGCACTTTCTCAGAAAGAGAAGCTCGCTTCACTTGCCGAAAGTGTTGAGTTTGAAAGTGAAGAAGAATATCGTGAAAAACTGGAGACTTTGAAGGAGTCATATTTTGCCTCCAAACCATCATCTCCAAGTGCTAAAACCGAAACTTTGTCTGAAGGTGTAGATAGCACACCAGAATCAGTTACTGGTTCTATGGCTTCTTACCTGAATACTCTTTCAAGATTTAGCAAATAATTGAATTTAATATAATTCAAACAAAACATCCACACAACAAAGGTAAACGCAAATGTTCATGTCAGAGCATCTGCAGGAAAAGTGGGCACCTCTCCTCAACTATGAGGGTCTTGATCCAATCAAAGATTCGCACAGAAGAGCGGTAACCGCAGTCCTGCTAGAAAACCAAGAAAAATTCCTAAGAGAGCAAAACGCTTTCACATCTTCAGGTTCATTCCTGACCGAAACTCCAACCAACGCTGCTAACGCTGCTGGTGGTTCAGGTGGTTTTGGTGCTGACGCTACTGCAGGTGGTCCTGTAGCAGGTTTCGATCCAGTTCTGATCTCTCTGATCAGACGCTCCATGCCTAACCTGGTAGCATATGACCTCGCAGGCGTTCAGCCTATGAGTGGTCCTACTGGACTCATCTTTGCGATGCGTTCACGCTACACCAACCAGAGCGGCACCGAAGCATTCTTCAACGAGCCAGATTCTGCATTCTCCGGTCAGGATGGTGGATTCGATGAAACCGCTGGTTTCACCGACGTAGCTGCTGGTATGGGTACTACATCACAGAGTGGTGATAACCCTGCAGTTCTCAACCCCGTTTCTACCGCATCATCAACTGGTTATGATGTTGGTCAGGGAATGGCAACTGGCGATGCTGAAAACCTTGATGGTACAAGCACAGATGCCTTCAACCAGATGGCTTTCTCGATTGAGAAAGTCACCGTTACTGCTAAGAGCCGTGCTCTGAAGGCAGAATACAGCCTTGAGCTTGCTCAGGACCTGAAGGCAATCCACGGTCTGAATGCTGAAGCGGAACTCGCAAACATTCTCTCAACTGAGATTCTTGCTGAGATCAACCGCGAAGTTATCAGAACCATCTACAAGGTTGCTGAGCAGGGTGCTGTTCAGAACGTTGCTACTGCTGGTGTATTTGACCTTGACACCGATTCAAACGGTCGTTGGTCTGTTGAGAAGTTCAAGGGTCTTCTGTTCCAAATCGAGCGCGATGCTAACGCAATCGCACAAAGAACTCGTCGCGGAAAGGGCAACATCATCCTCTGCTCTGCAGACGTTGCTTCTGCTCTAACCATGGCTGGTGTTCTCGATTACACCCCAGCACTCAACGCTAACCTCAACGTTGATGACACCGGTAACACCTTTGCTGGTGTTCTCCAAGGTAAGTATCGTGTTTATATCGATCCTTATTCTGCAAACGTAAGCAGCGGTAACAGCTTCCCAACAGGTGGTAATCAGTACTACGTTGTTGGTTATAAGGGTTCTTCCCCTTATGATGCTGGTCTATTCTATTGCCCATATGTTCCTCTCCAAATGGTTCGTGCCGTTGGTGAGAACTCCTTCCAGCCTAAGATTGGCTTCAAGACCCGCTATGGTCTGGTTGCTAACCCATTCGCAGAAGGAACCGATCAAGGTCTGGGTCGCCTTAAGGTTAACGCAAACCGTTACTACAGACGTGTTGCTGTTAAGAACCTCATGTGAGCCAAGTGCTTCACAAGATTTTCAAGGGGTCCGAAAGGACCCCTTTTTTTATCTAAATAATTAAAAACTATAGAAAGTTATGGCTTATCATATTCAAAAACCAAGCTTAATAGATCAAGATATTACTGTTTATTATGCTGGAGAAGGTAGATGGACAGACGATTCTTCACAAAAACTTTCTTTTGGAACTAAAACATCAGCCACTAAACTTCTACAAAATTCTGATGGAAAAAATGGTGGATGGAACAATTCTGTAGTTATTAAATCTGTATAATGGCAACTCAAATAGAAAATAGAAATTTTCTTTCTCCTACTGGATTTAAGTTTACACTTAAAAGAAGTCCAAAAGTTGCCTTTTTCTGCAATCAAGCAAATATACCAGACTTAACTCTTGGTGTAGCAGTTCAACCAACTTGGTTGAAAGATATTGATACTCCAGGTGATAAGGTAATATTTGGTGATTTGAATTTGAGGTTTATGGTTGATGAAAATTTAGAAAACTATATGGAGATCCAAAATTGGATTCGTGGATTAGGGTATCCAGAAAGTATGCAGCAGTTCAGAGATTTAGAATCTGGAGCAATTTTACCGAATACCAGTTATTCTAAAGGTGGAGATAACATATACTCTGATGGAACTTTGCAAATTCTGAGTAGTAATATGGTGGCAAAGTTTAATATAAACTTTAAAGATTTATTTCCATATACTCTTTCCACACTCTTATTTGATGCTACGGATACTGATATTCAGTACTTTACAGCAGATGTCAGTTTCAAGTATACTGTATATGATATAACTACCCTAGGTGGAACTCCTCTATGAGTATTGATCTTGATAAAATTCAAGAAATGTGGGAGAAAGATTCTAAAATAGATATGGACAATCTTCATACTGAATCAACAAATATCCCAGTTCTTCATGCAAAATACTTTGATCTTTATAATACAATCTTTCTTCTAAGAAAAAAAGCAGAGCAGCAGAAAAGAAATATTCGTCACGAAAGGTATGAGTATTACTCTGGAAAGTCGGATCCGGAAGTTTATGTAGATAACCCATTTCCAAAAAAGATTCGAGATAAAGATACGATGCAAAAGTATCTTGATGCTGATGAAAAACTTTCTACAGTATGTCTTAAGATTGATTACTATGACACTATGTTAGTGTATATTGAAAGCATCCTCAAGATGGTTCAGAACAGAACATATCAAATCAAGAATGCAATTGAGTTTATGAGATTTAACTCTGGATTGGGATAATAAATATCTTAAGATGCATGGATTTATGTGATTGATACTGCAGCAAATCTTGTTATATCAAAATCCAACGAAGTATTTTTAAAGATACAAACTGAACCCCATATTGAATACGAACTTAGAGATCACTTTAAGTTTGAAGTTCCTAATATGAAGTTCATGCCCCAATACAGAAACAAGAACTGGAATGGGGAGATTCATTTATTTGACATTAGATCTAAGCAAATCTATGTTGGTTTGCTTGATAAAATTGTATCCTTCTGCGAACAATACGGATACACTTATAAATTTGAAGATAATAGATTTTATGGATCCCCATACGAGGAAAATGAGTCAATCTCATTTGAGGGTGTCAAGGATTACATGCATTCCATTTGTGCCCATACTCCCAGGAAGTATCAAGTTGAGGGAGTATATGGTGCCCTAAAGCATAATAGAAAACTATTGATAAGCCCCACAGCGAGCGGCAAATCACTAATGATTTATTCCCTCGTAAGGTATTATGTGGATAGAGGCGAAAAAATTCTCTTAGTTGTTCCGACGACATCTCTTGTAGAGCAGATGTACAAGGATTTTCTTGATTATGGTTGGGATGCTGATTCATACTGCCACCGTATCTATTCTGGTAGGGAAAAAACTAATGAATGTCCTGTAACTATTACCACCTGGCAATCAGTTTATAAACTAGAGCGTTCTTTCTTTGAGAAGTATGGTTGTATTATAGGTGATGAAGCTCATCTGTTTAAGTCAAAGTCTCTGATTGGGATTATGACTAAGTTACATCATGCAAAGTATCGTTTCGGTTTCACAGGAACACTTGACGGAACTCAAACTCATAAATGGGTTCTTGAAGGATTGTTTGGTCCATCATATAAAGTTACAAAAACTGAAGAGTTGATAAGACAAGGACATCTTTCCCAACTCGATATTCGTTGTCTTGTTTTAAAGCATTCTCCCCAAAAGTTTGAAACTTATGAAGATGAGATACAGTATTTAATCTCTCACGAACAGAGGAATAATTTTATAAAAAATCTAGCACTTGATTTAAAAGGAAATACTCTTGTACTCTTTAGTAGAGTGGAAGCCCATGGAGCAATACTATTTGAAAAGATAAATACTAACAAGAGTGATGATCGTAGAGTATTTTTTGTTCATGGAGGAGTGGACACTGAAGAAAGAGAATTAGTTAGAGAGATTACTGAACGAGAAAATAATGCAATTATCGTTGCTTCTTATGGAACTTTTTCTACTGGTATCAACATTAAAAATCTCCATAATGTTATCTTTGCCTCACCAAGCAAGTCCAGAATCAGAAATCTTCAAAGTATTGGACGAGTTCTTAGAAAAGGAAAAGATAAAGTAAAAGCCACTCTTTATGATATTGCAGATGATTGTACAACCAAATCAAGAAGAAATTATACTTTAAACCATTTTATTGAAAGGATTAAAATCTATAATGAAGAAAAATTTAACTATGAAATAATTTCAATACAACTTAAAAACCATGGGAATTGAAGAAGATTTTTATGCAACAGTAAAACTAAAAACAGGTGAAGAAATATTTGCTAGGGTAGCAGCTTCTGAAGAAGAAGATAGAACTATGCTTATAGTTTCAAATCCTGTTATCATATCAGAAATTAAACACTTCAAGTTAGGATTGGTTGGATATAAGGTAGAACCCTGGTTAAAAACCACGACCGAAGATTTGTTCTTAATTAATTTAAATGATGTTCTAACGATGTCTGAATCTTCAGATATTGAAATGATAATGATGTATCAAAATTATATTCGTCAATCAACTAAAAATGGAAATGAATCTAAAATCAATCGTAGAATGGGATATCTTGCAAACGTTAATGATGCTAAAGAAATATTAGAAAAACTTTATAATAATAGCTAAAGCTCATCTTTTCAACCCCAACAAAGGTTATTGTACACTCTTTTGAACACCTTGTCAAGTATTTACATAAATGGTATAATCTATACATAATAATGAATAAAACTTATGATTACCACAGCAATCATGACCAAAAGAAAGAGGTCAGAGCATTATGTAAACAATAAAGAGTTTCTTGCTGCTCTTATTAAATATCGTGAAGATAAAGAAATCGCACAGATTCAAGGAAAACCAAAACCTCCCATTCCTCGCTACATCGGAGAGTGTTTCCTGAAGATTGCCAATCACCTTTCATTCAAACCAAACTTCGTGAACTACATGTTCAAAGAAGATATGATTTCTGATGGTATTGAAAACTGTGTTCAGTATATTCACAATTTCAATCCAGAGAAGTCACAGAATCCTTTTGCATACTTCACTCAAATCATTCACTACGCATTTCTCCGCAGAATCCAAAGAGAGAAGCGTCAACTAGAAATCAAGAACAAAATCCTTGAGCGTTCAGGGTTTTCTGAGGTGTTTGCGGACGACAACACTATTGACGGCGGGAACTATTCCGATTATAATTCTATCAAGGATGGCGTTCACAGTAAGTTAAGATATTGATAAGTGCTCCAAAGTGTTGTAAAATATAAATAATAATAAACACTTTGGAGCAAATGCCTAATCAATATTCGAACTCTAGAAGTAATAGATTACAAGCAATAGAAGAAGGTAAAAAAACTTATATTGGTTCTACTGCATGTAAACACTGCGGCAGTTATGAAAAGTATGTCAGTAGTTACAATTGTGCTCCTTGTGCCATTAAAAAAGGATTAGAAAAAC